ACCAAGTCTAGCAAGACCAGAACCATCTCTGTATAATATGTCACCTTGTGTTGTTAAAGTTGTTGCTACGTTAGTTCCGTCTATACCTGCTTGAGCCATTACCGACCAATAAGTTCCATTAGTTACTGCGTTTCCTGTTGATGCTAAAATACAAACATAACTAGATCCACCTGAGCTAACCACATCATCTACTACATAAGCTGTTGAATTATTGTAAGCCCCTTTCCAGTTAAATTTGATAGCACCCAGATTTATTGTTGCCATGTTTGTTTCCTTATATTGTTGCTATTAATTCGCCATTACTAATACTGAAAGTGAAACCACTTGCAGCAAAAAGACAATCATCAAAAGTGGCGAAAGTTGAACTTGAGATATTGTCTGCTCCTTGATTAGTAGTCGTAACAATTAATTGACCATTGTTATTTTTACTAAAACCATAAACTTCTGCTGAACTTGCATTTCCATATTCTAAAGCATTTCCACCAGAATTTACTTTAATTACTTGTCCTGCTGATCCTATTGATCCTAAACCTGTACCACCTCTTGCAGTTGCTAAAACTCCAGCAGTAATATTAGAGGCATTAATTGAGGCTACATTAAAAGTACCATAGGCCACTATATCTAAAATGTCTGATGCTGTAGCACCCACAGATAAAACAACAGAACTTCCACTTGTAACTGTTACATCAACTCCGTTCACTAGCTTACTGCCGTTCAAATAGCAGTCAATAAATCCTGCATCATAAGCAAGAGTCGATCCGTTATCATCAGTTCCACTAAATGTAGTTTGATTTGCACTAGCTGTGTATTTAAATCTGGCTGCGGTACCGTTAACTGTAGAGCCAGCTGCAGCCCACCCACTTGATTTATAAACTTTTAATTCATTAGCTGATGTGTCAAAGTACAGGTCACCCACATTCAAACTGCTTGTAGGTGCTGAACTTGATATTCTATAAACTTCTGCAAAATTATTTACTGAACTTAAATTATTAGCAACAGTGGTAACATTAGCTGAATTTGATGCTAGTGTATTTAATCCACTTATTCCAGCTAGTGTATTCATGTCAGATACATTTTGAGTAGTACCCAAAGTGTTCATATCAGCTATTGCATCACTTGTTCCAAGTAATCCTATTTGAGTTGATTTTGAGGCAACAGTAGAAACTTCTGTAGCTTTTGGAACTAATCTATGAAAATTGTATGTGTGTTGTGTAGTTGTAGATTCAACCAAGATACCAAAACCTGAAGGTAAAGATGCGTTAGCACCACAACCATTTAAGGTAACTGTAGAATTTCCAACAGTACCATTAGCAATCGTAACTACACCAGATCCATTAGCAGTGTGAGAACTTGCAAGTGCTTCAACACTAACAATAGTTCCTACACCATTATTAACATCTGGATTAACATTTGGAAAACTTGTTTCATTTGCTATTGGAACAAAACCACCTACATCATCTACAAGATCAATTACTCTTGCATCAATAGCAGCTGTTGTTGCAATATAATCATCTGACGCTGACCAAGATTGACCAGAGTTAATTAATTCTGATGTATCTTTATTTAAAAATCTAGTGTCAGCAGCAGATGTTGTGTAAAAAGTATTATCATCTGGTGTATGACCAGATTGTTCTGAATTAGTAACAATAGTAGCATCAGAAATTTTTGCCATTGTAACAGAATTATCTGAAAGATGAGCAGTGTCTATTGATCCATCTACTAGATGCTCGGAGTTTATACTATCATCTGCTATCTTTGATCCATTAACGGCATCTGCACCTAATTTAGTATTGGTTACAGCACCAGCATTTATTTTAGCTTCTGTAATTGCATTTGCATTTACCTGTGATGCTTGAACTGCATTGTCTGCAATCTTATCGTTTGTAACTGAATCATTTGCAAGTTTATTTGTTGTTACTGATCCATCTGTAAAATTTCCTGATCCAATAACTCCTAAAGGAATTGAATTATCTGTTGCTGTAAGTATAGCAAGGTAAGGCGTTAAAGTTTCATTGGCTAAAGTTCCACTATCTAAAGTTACATTAACAGTAGTGTCTGTTGAAAAAGAAGATGATGAAATAGTTCCATGCCTAAAAACATTAGAAGTGCCTAAATGAATTTTAATTCTTCTATTAGCATGGTATTGAGAAGTAACATCTGCTCCATTAATTTTAAATGAAGTTGTACTTACATAAGTTGTAGTAAATGCACCATCACCATCACCGTAAATAACCCACTGGGCGTCATTATACCATTCTCTAACATTGACCATTAGGCCTCTGATGGCATTATTTAAATTTGACGGAAGCATACCTTCACCAACATCAATTCCATTCAATGTTGTGTTGTTTGCTTGTACTATTCTATAATCTTTTATTCCTGCCATAGTTTATTTCTCCTAATTCATAAACCAACTAAACGCTTTATCGCTTTCAGTATTATTTTTGTTAATTAATGTATTTACAGCTTCCTCTATCTGTCTTTGAAAAAACTCTTGAGTTTCAATAGAATAACGAACATTGTCTATATCTATTTTATCACTCATTATCTTGATCCTCCAGGATTTGCTTTTAAATCTATCCCTTGTGCATGAGTCCAAATACTTCCTGCTGGAACTTTAACATTTGCTCTAAAGTATCTACCAGATTTTCTTACAGGATTTATTCCACTTGTATTTTGAGAACTTGAAGATGATGAAGAAACACTATCAGCAAGTCTATCTCTTGTTTTTACAACTACATTTGCACTAGCATCAACTAAAGGTCTAACTCCTGTGATGTTTGCTCTCATTCCAGGAAATATTTCTGTTTCTTTAGTTTCTAATTCTGCTTCTAAAGTAGTTCCTGAAAATATCGCAGCTTTAAAATTTTCATCAATAGCACCTAAATATAAATGGCCAGTTGTCCAATATGGAGTATCTAAAGAGATATTTATTTCATCTAAATTCTCACTTACAATATCCATCAATTCAACTGTGTTAGCTATTACGAATTGTTTAAAAATTTGTGATGCTTTAACTTTAGCTACACTCCATTTTTGAGTAACATAATTATAAATTAATAGTTTATCACAAATTCCTGTTGTATTTGGATTATCTTTAGAAGGATATAACCAAATAGCTAAAGTATTAAATGGATCAACAGCACTTGTAATTCTATCTGTATATGCTTTATTTAAATCACCTTCAAAAAAACGATTTACTTTTTCAGCACCAATAGGAAGAACTTGATCTCCATTAATTTGAAAAAAACCATCATCTGCATAAAAGAAAACTTGTCTATTATCTTGACATACAGTTTGTCCATAAACAGCACCCCTGTTCGGAGAGATTACACTAAATCTGAATATTGTATTTCCACCAACAAAGTCCATTCTAATAATTTGATTTTGTCTAAATACATATCCAACCTCACCACAGGTTATAGCCACTACTTGACCACCAGATCCTGGTAAAACTTGAGTATCTGATGAACTAACACCAGCTTCCCAAGTTGAAATATCGTTAATACCTGACCATGCAACTTTGTTTTTTGCATTTTCAATATTACCAGTTACTAAAAAATCTCTTATAACACCACTTACTCTAAACTTAGCAGGTACTGTTCCTGATGTTGCAATACTTTGTAGTGTTGCAAAATTAGTTGATGTACCCATTAAATAATACATTGGTGGATTAACACCATTACTTGCAATTACATATTGTCCAAATTGAGTAAATGTAAAAAAATCTGTATCTCCACCACTAACTGTACATGATCCTTTAACACTAGAAAAAGTTCCTGATGTTAATTTATAAATATTATCTTTAGTTCCAACAAAAGTAAATACAGCATTTGTATTATCTCTAAATGATCCTGCACCTTTTGCATTTTGTGTAACATTTGATGCACCACTATAAGCTACTAAACTTTTTACAGGCTTGTAACTTGAAGCAGCATGATAAACATTAGTCGCTACAGTTGAGCCAGGATTTAAATGTGCTGGTTGGTCAGGCAACCATTCACCAAAAGGTAATTGCATAATTAATAATTTTTAGTTGATATTGTTTTAAATGGAGAAGCCACTGTGTCCTCACCTCTCATTTGTAAAGGTGATCCACTAAATTGATCTTCTCTGTCGTTTAATTCTAATCTTTCTAAAGCTGTACCATACATAGCTTCCCATTTTGCTAATCTTTGAGGCTCTATACCCCCTAGAAAGTTTGCAGCATGAAATAATGATCCATATAAATAAATCGCTGGATGTTTTTCTAAAATATAGTTTGTTGCAACACTAGAACTTAAAGCATCAAAACTTTTATAGTAATTCATGTAGCTAGTATATTCAGCATCTGGTTTTGGCATAAATCTTAAAGTATCACCAAGTATAGTATAACTTGATGGTATTCCTGTTGTAGAAGTACCATTAACTTGATCCATTTGTGAAGGAGTCATATATCTTAAAGGATATTTAGTTGATCCACTTAAAATATAAAAATCTCTAACTTGTAAAAAACCAGTTGGTAAAGATTCAGTTTCAGCATTGATTGTAATAGTAGCTTGAGCAATCATTTTTCTAACTCTTAATTTAGAATTAAGATCTGCTTCTGTTAAAACAATAAAATCATTAGCTATCTCAGTTGTTAAATCTGATCTATTTAACCAATTAGCTATTGATGTTTTTAAATCTGAATATGTTGCAAGTGCCATTATATTTTACCTTCTGCGGTTCTAAAATATTTAAACTCATTACTATTTAATTTTGTTTTTAATATTTTACTTTGAACTTCTTTAGGAAGTGCAAACCAATTACTATCTCCATTATACTCTTTTGCCCAAACAGATAAAGCTAAAGTTGGAATAGA